GTCCTCCAATCTTTCCAGCCGTAGTAGAGCCACCAGAAGTTACAGATGGAGTAATGTTGTTACCTGATATCGAATAAGTCGTGCCAAGTTTATTAGTAACGCTATATGGCATATCTACACTTATCTGTGCAGATGTTGTGAACTTTTGGGTTATATCAGCGTAAACTGGTGCTGATATTAGAAATAAGAAAGGAATTAATCTTTTCATTTTTTGTTGTCCTTTTTGTCTACAACTTCCGCACCAAGAATTTTGATGGGTGTCTCTATTCTAATTGTTTGATAACCTCCTGATTGTGTAGCTAATAACGCTTCCACTTCTTTTTTGTTTAGTGGTTTTTCATCTGGTTTAAAAGTACCATCACCTCTTTTCTTAGCACCTTCCAAACCAAAACTGGCTAACGCACCAGTTAATAGAGAAGCAGGAAAAGTTATATCCTTGGGTTCGTTGCTATACCCTGGAATTGAAATGTAGTTTAGAGAAACTATAAAGCCACTCCATGCAACAACAACAAGCCTTACTACGACTGAGATGAAAGCTAATTGTTCTTCCTTGTCGTTAATGCTCTCCTTAATTTTTTGGAGAGGACCTTTTTTGACTTCTTCTGTCATAACTAGAGTTTATTAGTCATACTATACATAAATATAGCCTAAATCAATGCCAGAGATATATGCAGCCTTAATAGGAGTTGGAGCTAGTGCTTTTGTCATGGTGTTATCTAACGTCAGCAATAGACGAGATAGAGATATTGTCGAACTCTTTAATCGCATTAATAGACTAGAAAGAGCAGTAAGTAAGCTGGAAGGTCAAAACCGTTAATATTTGGTATGTTTGGAAAAGAACATACAAACTTATGTCTAAATTTTTAGTTAATTTGATCATCAAATTCGGAAGATCTGAGTCCTTGCGTAAAGCTGCTCTAACGCTTTTAAAAGATCTTGCAGCCAAATCAGACAATGATGTTGATGATGCAATCGTCAAAATGATCGAACAAAAACTATTCCCTGTTAAATGAAACTTAAAAAATTTCTCAACATTGATATAGAGCCAGCACCTCCTGAGTTGGAATTATCTGTTGAAATGAGATGTCGTGACATTATGGAGAGCAATGATTACGACAACATCAAAAGATACTGTACTCATTTAATGAGAAGTCAATTAGATCAAGATGTCTTTTTAGCTTCTATGCTAGGCAGACTAATTGAACTGGAAGCTAATCTTGTTCTTCAAAAAAATAAAAGAAAGAAAACAACTAATCCAATAAAGAAGTTTTTTCATATTCCTTAACTTCTTCTTCTGTAAAGTCTCTAATAAATAATCTATCAATCCTGTCAATTTCATAATTGAACTTAAGGATTGCAGTTTTAATATGTTCGCTAATCCAATTACTGTGATTTGTAATTACTTGGGCTTTACCTTTTTCATTTATAAAAACGTAATGGTCATAGCCTTTTAATTGGATATCTAATAAATTTTTTTCAAGTCTTGTTCGTCTAATTTCTTTAAGTCTGCGTAACTTAATAACTGAAGCTCTTGGGGATTGTTTCATCTTTCGTATGTAGAAGGAGGAGGAGTAATCCAATAACGCACTCCATTAATAATTTTAAAATGGATTTTAAGTAGAGGATCTTTTACTAAGTATTTCTTAGGTTTTTGCATATAAAAAAAAGTGTGGACTTACAAAAGGAAAATTTACCAAAAAACCTTAAAGCCACAAAAGAGGACTTACATTGGCAAATCTTACAAAACCAAATGCCTAGTAATTAGAAAGGTAGGTCGTTAGTGCTAGGAGCGTTCTCTATTTTCTGTGGATTAATATTGCCCCAAGTGCCGTATTGGCCTTCCATCGCTTTAGAGTAGATTTGTATACATTTAGTTTTAACTTTCTCTTTTTTGTTGAAATCGTAGACATCTCCATCTTTTGATTTTGTGTTAACTAGGTTTTGTAAATGATCTATCAAATGAGTTACAGAGTCAACAGGTATTGTTAAAGTCAAAACTTGTTGTCCTTCATTAAAGCGATCATCGCCAATGTTCCATTTGATAGGAAGAGGTAGTGCTGGATTAAAGTCCATAATTAATTAAAAAATTTGGTTAATAAAGTGTTAAAGAATGAATTAAAAGAGATCTTGTTTTCTTTACAATGATTCTTTATTTTAGCAGCAAGGGTGTCATTGGTTCTGACACTAAAGATGTTTCTGTTTAAATCTTTTTTACGTTGCTGTCTGCGAAGAAGAAGCTCCTTTAATACTTCTTCTCTCGCACTATTAGCAAATTCATCTTGATTCATAGACTCTCATCTATTTTAGAAATTGCAAGAGATAAGAACTCGCCATGTTCAGCAGTAGTAATATGGTGAACAATTTTTGAATCTTTAATGCCAAACTTTTTTCTAAAAGAATCAGCAACCTCTTTCATCTTTTTTGGATGAAAATTGCTAAGTGCATTTAGTTGTTCAAAAAGTACTTCTCTTGCTTCTTTGGTAATAGGAGTAGGAAGTCCTTCTAAGACAGAAGTAGATTCTAATTTTTGATTAGGTCTTGTAAGAGTTGAAGCTACAATGTGATCATCGTCTGTCTTTTCTGGTGGTTTTTTAGCTTCATCAATTTCAATCTGAGCCCATAATTCGTAGGCTAGACCAAAAGTAAAGCAAGCACAGGCACAAAGACATCTACGATGTGAGTTTTGAAAATTAACAGAGGAAATCTTATCAAGTAAAATAGGTCTGTTCGCATTGTCTGTAATAGCAAAAGGGAAGAGATTGGTTTTAACACCTGTATCTATATTTTCAAAATAGCCCATAAGAAAGCCTGTGCCATCAGGAGCTTTAAAGATATAAGATGACAATTCATTTTCAGAAGTAAATTCATCTAAACAGAATTGCCAACCAGGAGCATGTTCCCTAAGAATCTGTGCCGTTTTAGCCCAAGCAACGTAATCAAACTTCATCTTTTTATAGATGTCAGTAGTTTTGATTACACCTGCTAAGTTGGGTAACGTGGTGGTGGTCATTAGTAATTGTTTACTTGATATTTATATTACACCTATATAATGTTTACTGCAAGGCAGCTTGTAACAATGTGTTGAATTGTTCTGGTGTTAACACAACTCGCCATTCACCTCCTCGAAACCTAACCATACTCGCAACGAAGTCTACACCTGCATTTTCTCTCTGAACTTCTACTTCTCTAGGTTTAACAAGGCAAGCTCTATTTTTATCTTTCCAATCACAAACTTGAACTACGCAATTAGGTATTCCATAAATATCTCCAACATCTCCTGGAATCCCTGCTGAAAGATTACGTTGACATTCAAAGCCAGTAACTTTTGTTAAAAGTTCTGCTGCTTCCCTTTCAGCTTTGTCTCCTTTTTTTTTCTGTGGATTAGTCACCCTTCGAGATTCCTAATACGTCTTGCTATATCTTCATACTGTACAACATATTCTTTATCTGTTATTTCTTTTTGAAACCATTGCCATTCTAGTGCTGCAATTTTATTGTTTAATTCTGTAATTAAATATTTTTTTCTTTGAGTCAGTTCTTCATAAAAACACTTCATTTTTTACGACCCCATTTCCTTTTAATTTTATTTTTTAGTTGATGTTTTTGCTGTCTTGTTATAGATAAAAAACAATCATCGAGTTCATCTATTAAACCATCAAAATCAGCCTGATCTGAAATTGCTAATGATCTTTGAAAATTAACAATAGAAGCCCTTATAAGTTTGTAGTCTCTACCTGAGACATCAAGTATATATCTCATTTTTTTACTTTCCTTTCTTCTAGTGGTTTAGTACCACGATGTAATGCGTAATAACGAACTCTTTTACTGCCATCTGTTACGTTAACGAGCCTAGATTCATCTCTTTCCCAAGAGTTCAAAAGGGAAATTAATTCATATATACGTTTTTCGGCAGCTTCAATTCTTTGTTGTTTTGTCATTTTCTAATTGTTCAAAGTGTCTGTTAAGTTGTTTGTTTAAAGAATTATCGGTTAATGGCGAATTGTCATAATAATATATCTCTTTGAAGTGTGGATCTGCATAAGTGTAAAAACTAAGTTTTGTTTTTTTCATTAAAACAACTCCTGTTTAGCTTCAAACTTTTCCCATGCTTCTTGCCATGCTGCTTCACATCTTTCTACAGGTTGTGCAGCACCAAGTATAGAAAATCCTGGATATGCCCAAAGGGTATTACATACACTTGGGACTATCCCATAGTTTAATTTCAACATTTCTACATAACAACCAAGTTGCTTATCAGTTGAATATGGTTCCTTCCAATATTTCTCTATTTCTTTTACCCATAACATTCCTTCTTTTTCACGTTTATAAAAACCAGACTTAGTATTACCTTTGGTTTTTAAATCAATTAACCTTAAAGTTTTTTGTGATGTAATTGGATCAATTTCATAACCAAGTAAATCAAGTTGACCTCCAACTGATTTATCAGGTATAGACATCATGTGTTCAATAGCTAATGGCTCAAAATTCTTAAATAACCAATGATCTAAAAGTGGAATAATGATATTTTCATAAGCACCCATATCAATATCAGTATTGCCTAGCATACTTTCTGCTAAACATTCATGTACTGTTTCTCCTCTGGGTTGCCATATGTATCTATAGGCTTCGATATTTTCTTTAGCTTCTTCTGTTAGTTCATTACAAACTCCAGTAGTTGAATAATTCAGCCATTGTTTAGTTTCGATGTTGACATATTGATGTCGTCTTTCATCTCTTCTAATTGGAAGTGGTTTTAATAGTTGGAAGGTTTTCATTGTTAAAAATCGTATTGTGAAAAATCTTTAGGGTTTGTTAGTTCTACTTTTTCTTCAGGTGGTTTGGGTTTGGGTTTTGGTGGTTTAACTCTGGCAAGATTACGAAACTTTACGCCTTTATACTCTGAAGGGAAGGCTTTATTGCCTTTAGTGTTATTTACACATTCAGTCCAACCTGGAGATGGTTTATCTAAATCTTCAAGAGTCCAATAGCCTTTTTTAATGCCATCTTTGAGAAGTTTAATAACAGATGCCTGATCAAATATTCTTTCCATTATTTTTCTCCCTTAAAATCTTCAACAGTTAATTTCTCTAGGATTAATTGATAAGCCTCTAAAGGTGTAATGTTTAATCCTTCAGCAAGTTTTATTGCTGCTGCTTTTAAATTTTGAGGAGCTTCTTCCCAAATGTAACCAGTAGATAAGTTTTCCATTAATTTTCCTCCTTTTTTAAAGTTTTGATTTCTGAAAAAATAGTTTTATGCTTTTTATTTTTTTGTCTAGGTCTAGACATTCTGCTTTTTTCATAAAGTCTTAGATTTTCAAAATCTTTGGTGGTCATGTTTTTATCGCCATGAAAATTGTTTTCAGAATTGAGATAATGAAATTTGTCACTCATTGTTTTTCTCCATTCATAGCTTGATCTAAACCTAACTCTCTTAAGGTTGGTGGCATTGGATTTTCACTGGCCTTAAAATATTTTGGCTTTGGTACGTTCTGAGCTTCTTGTTCAAACTTAGACTTCTTGAGTGGAAATAAATCCTTCCAGCCACCTGCTATAGCGTTTTCAAGAGCTTGTTTCCTGTCTTGTGTAGGAAATGACCTTAACTTCTTAAAGATGCGGTTAGCAACGCTTGTAGTACAAGATCCACCTTTTTTCTTTCTGATAGGCCACCATTCAATTAAAAGATCTGCATATTCTTTAAGATCATCAGGTATTAAATCAGGTGAAATTGTAAAAAATGTAAAAGGATCTGAAACTGTTGAAGTTAATTTATTAGTTTTACGTCTTGCTTTGGATTTCATATCTTTTCTAATCAAGATTCTGAGATAAGCAGACCTAGAAGTTTCTTCGTCTCTGTTCAGATCGAGCCATTCAATAAGGTCTGGATCTAAAAACATAGTGATTTTAGTTTTTGCCATTCATAAGGACTAACTGTTATCTATTATTATAGCATGACATAGTATTGTCAAGAGGTTGCTAATGATGCTTTATAAACCAAATCCCTGGAAATTCTTCTCTATATCCTTATTATTATTATTTATATATATATATATATTATTATATATAATATAGTTCTTATAAATATTTATATATCTAATAATATTCTTTTTCTTTTGCTTCTTTTCTTTTTCTTAAATCACTTTCATTCATAACTATTTCTATATAGGTATGCTATATTAGTTCTATAGATTTCCATTCATTATGAGCAAGCCCCTAAAAACTATTAGTGTATGTGTCGATATAGACGAATATGAAGAGTTAAAAACCTATACAAAATCTGGATTATCAGTAGGTTTTTTAATACGTGAAGCTATACATGATTTTTTAAAAAAGACTAAGAAAACTTAGTCTTTAGAATGATTACCTTTTTTTATTAACCAATTATTATCCTTTATCCTTTAACTTCTGTTCAAATGCTATTTTACTTCTTTCTTTAGCAGTAACTACATACTCTGCATCAGAATAAGGACAATCTGCACTAGGTGTAGGATCAATATTATAAGGGCTATAATATTCGTCATAATGATCACCTATTTCCTCCCACCACTCATCTATTAAATCTTTATCATCAGGAAAAGACCTAGTATATTCATCTTCAGAATGATCTATGCAATAAAGATAAAACCATTCTTGAAAATCGCCTATTAGTTCTTCATATACAAAGTTATCTGTAGCTAATTTATGAGCATGATCTTTGCATAATTCTTCTAATTCCCAAGATGAATGAGCTTTATCCATTGCTTCCATAGTTTGTTCTGGTAATGGGTTATCTATCATTTTCTTGAACCTCTTAAAGTACGTTCAACTTCAAGGTGATTAATACAATTTTCGATACAATCAGAAATTGTAGTCCTAGTACCTTCATTATCTTTAGGTAGATCTCCAAATTGATGAAGTCTCGCCATATTCTTTATGTCATACAAGTCGCATAACATATCTTCAATTAGATTCTGTTTCATTTTTTCAAATCCTCTATAGCGTTTTTAATCTTTTCATCAAACCAATCTGAATCTGTAATAACATCAACTTCATGGTTAACTAATTCAATGACATAAGTTTTGATAACTTTAGTAAGTTCATCACCAAAAGTTTCATCAACTTTATTAATAATTGGATTACTCATAATTTTTCGTTACCGAATTTTCGTTTTTGGAAGTACTGGGCTTACTTAATTAATTAATGCCAGTTAATTATTGGATCTTATCCAAAAAGTGAGTTAATAATATTTTTTCAGCTTTTGCTACATCTTCTGGATCTTTATTATCTACATATTTTTTCTTATTTCTTTGATATATTAATTCTTTTAAATCCCTTCTATCATTAAGTTTATCTTCTATTTGAATTTTATTATCTTCTTCCCATTGTTTTATATCCTGATCTCTAATAACTATTTTATACCAATCATAAAAAGTACTTGGGTGAACTCCTTCAAATCCTTTTTTACATTCGTCTACGACTTCTTCCCTAGCTAATCCCTTTCTAATTAACTCTTTCATGTATTCCATACATGATTCTCTATTAGGATTTACATTTACCATTATCTTTTAACCTCACTTAATGTTCTTTGTAGGTCAAATAATGGTTTATTATGTTCCATTAATTGATTTCCAACTTCACTATCTATATATTCACTAGCTTTATTAAGAATGTAATCACATTCTTTTTCAATAAATTCTTCTAATTCATTGAATTGTTTATCAAATAATTTAATTGTTTTCATTTAATAAGATTCCTCTCCACTATGTTCTTCCCACTTAAGAGAAAATTCACTAAATACTTTTAGTCTTTCAATAACTTCTTCCATTGAATAACCACGCTCTATAGCTTCATCGCCAAAAGCTAAATCTGATACTTCTCCAATAAAATAGTGAATTTTAACTGGATCTAACCATTTTTTATCAATGGGCATATTTTTAAATCTTTGTTTATAGTTCATAATGGTTTTCCCTCTATCTCTTCATAACAACACTCACATAAACAATTCCATGAACTATCTTTTGTATCAGGCATAAAATAATCACTATCCCAAAACAATTCATAAGTGCTATCTATAAAACTACATTTTTCACAAGTATTGATTTCAAGTTTTTCTTGATTTAATGTATAAAATCTTTTTTCTTGAGATTTTAAATCAGAGTAGTTTTTGTATAAAACATCTTTTAATTTCATTTATTTATTCTCCATACAAGTTTTACAAAGACTTACTGGTAATCTCATTTGATGAGTTACAAAATAAGTTCCATTAAATGATTCAGTTTGACCATTTTCTTTTTCTCCAATAGAGATACTTCTTTGGCCGTATAAATCTCCTTTAGATATTTGAGATTTACAGGAATAACACTTTCTTTCTTTTCTAGTTTTTTTGAGTTTCATAATTGATAAAAAACGTAAGTTACATAATTTGAATATTCATTATTTGGATAAAAAGGACTTTCATAGTGACTATCTTCCAATACATCACAACAATTTTCCCTTTTTACACCAATAATATTTAATGTATTTTCTATAATTTCCTTTTCTCCATTCTCTAATGAATCCTCTACTCCATTAGCGATATAAGATGCCCAAAATTCATTTAATCGAACTTTAATAATATTATTCATAATTAGTGTTTACTTAAAAGTCCAGTATTTTAGCTTTAAATATTCTTTAGCTTTATTTTCAATAGTTAAAGCGACATAAGGATTCACTTTAATAAAATCACTTACTTGTTCACTTGATAAACCACTTTCAAGACAATATTCTTGATATGCTTTATTCCAACATTGTGAAGTCCATTTTCCATTCCAATTCATAATTTTTCTATCCTTACTAATGAATATTCAATCTCTTCTATCTCTTTATATTCCTTTTCAGAAATAGTAAATGGAGAATGTTGGACTATATAAGATACTCTTTCTTGAATTTCATTATGAAGCCATTCTTCTGCTTCATAGTGTTCATCAAAAATCTTGATAACTGGTTTTGTATCAAGTGAATCTATTGCGTAGGTAACTTTGTAATTCATAATTAAAACAATTCAATTCCTATACATTTTTCAAATTCTTTTTTTATTTTTGGTTCTAAACCTTTAATTAGTTTCAAGTTAAACTTTGCATAGGTTTTATGCTTTTCACTTGTTTTTAATCTATGCTTTTCATCATCTAATAATTGTAAAATTAAAGATAGTTCAGACTCCCAAATAATAAAATTTTTATTTGGTTTAATTCCAATTTTTCTAGTCATAATTAATCTTTTTTAAAAACCTGATAAATGTTTTTTATTTACTAAATTCTGATATATCCATTGTCCATTCTCATTCAATGATTCAAAACATAAATCCATTCTAGGATTAAAGTTTAATTCATTTAATCTTCCAAA